ACACGGCTCTCGACCATGATGCTGGTGCTGTGCTCACCGTCGATGGTGTCCAGCACCGACTGCACAACGAACAGACCATGTTTCGCCATCACTGGTCGAACGACCTCCATGATGGCATCGAGCGAAGTGTACTTCGAGCGAAACGCTGGATTCGTGCTGTCCTTCACGATTGGCCTGATTTCAGCCTGGGCCTTGACCAGCGCTGGTGCGATTGCACCGATTGTTTCCGACATTGTCATACTAAACCCCCTATGTGTAATCCTGCCCGACTGAGCGCGTTCCTAAACGCTGTCGTCCAGTTGATGTTGCGTCTATCGATGATGGCGCCTGACTGGCTGTAGGACCGCCAGATACTGACATCATTGACCACTGGGCTGATTGCCCGTGCGATGGCTGGCCACTCATCCTGGCGTGTCTCGTACGCTTGACGCAGACAGTCAAGGACATGTGCGAGTGCTTCGTACTTCGTGGTGCGAATCGAACGTGCCCACTCGATCTGTTTCTCCGAACCACTCATCACAATCGGATTCGGCTCGAGGAGTCGCTGTGTCAATGACCATGCGCGTTCGATTGAACGCTTCGACTCACACGCGGCGCAAATCTCAAGCGTCGACGCCATCATGGCCATTTTGTATTTGAGGTCACCCTGCGTATATCCAACCGTGATGTGTGCGGTATGGCCGCACTTCCATTTCAAGTCAACCCGTTCCTGTGTCATCCTGTCCCCCTTAGTTTTTCGCTTTTATGCAAACGTCACCCATACCAAAGATGACCACGTCATCATCGACACGAATGTCATCGTCTTCGCACTCTTCGATGGCATCGATGGCCTCATCGAGATCGATGTCATGCAGTCCGGAAGGGCTGCTAAGTTGAATCGTCAAACCCTGCTCGATGAACCACTTGACCGTCGCGATAGCTGAACTTTTCATTTTCCTAATCCTTCGTCGTGATGTCCAATCACATCGACATCCTAGCACGGGTTGACATACTGTGTCAACTGTGTGTATAACGATGACATGATTTACGGACATACACAGGTGGATATCGCTGAGAAACTCGGCATCCACAAATCGGCAGTGTGTCGGATGCTATCCGGCGCTCATGCTGTAAGACAGTCGACCGTCAAGCGCATCGCTGATGCAATCGGTCGCAGTGAATACGAAGTGCAGCTGTGGATCCTGTGCAAGCGCACAGGACAGACTCTCCCGCAATAGACAGAACAGGACTAGGACAAAACAATGGACATCAAACTTTCGTGCATCGTATGCAACAGACAAAACGTCGTGCCTTATGGCCGTGGACATCGCATCTGTGGAATCTGCTCACAGCGTGAGCTCAAGCGTGAGCGCCGCCTCCGAACACAGCGCCGCATCCAGATGGTCGGCAGCTTCGTCGTGGTTGTCCTGGCTGTGTGGACAGCATGCGCCATGGCGTCCGACTGGAACACTCCGAACAGTCCGGATCACCGTGCACACCAGGCGATGCAGTCTCGTGACTGACGCCATCACAACCTGGTCGCAGTACAGAGGCAGTAGACGCACCAGTGTGAGCGGACTCCTGACGCCACAGGAGGAGTTCTTTCTCGGACGCATGGTCCAGGCTGGCAATGACAAAGACAAAGACAAAGCGACCGCTGAGTTCGTCAATCACAACGTCCGCATGGTCAGCGCAATCGCCAAAAAGTTCAGGGGCCGTGGATGCGAACACGAAGACATGCTCACCGATGGCATGCTCGGACTACATCACGCGGTCCAGCGCTATGACCCGTCACTCGGTCATCGCTTCAGCACCTACGCGACCAACTGGGTCCGCCAGGCTATCGGTCGCGGCATCGAGAGCCGTGGTCGAGACATCCGTCTACCGTCACACGCCATCGCGAAGCTGTCTCACATCAGAGTGTCACGCCAGGAGTACATCGTCAAGCACGGTGAGACTCCAACACCGGCGGAACTGCTTGCGTACGTCCGTGAAGTTGTGCACACTTACCCGCGATACCTCCACAAGCAAATCGAATCACTCGATGTCAAGTCGCTGACAGAGATCCTCCAGCACGATGTGAAGCTGGTCTCAAGCATCGATGAGCCTAATGCCTACGGCCAAAGTCGATACGACTTCATGCCATCAGGTGAACCTCCTGTCGGTGACCGTCTAGACAGAGAGATTCTTTACGCGCAGCTGCGAACTGTCATGGAAGTCCTGACGGATCGAGAGATCGCATGTCTTCGCCTTCGCTTTGGATTCGACGGGCTGTCTGATGGTCGCTCACTCGAGGACGTTGGAATCCTGATCGGCTACAGTCGCGAGCGCATCAGGCAGATTCAGGTGCGCGCCATTGACAAACTTCGGGTGGCTGCTGGGGCTGATGTCCTAGCGGAGATTTTTGAGAGGATGGAGTTATGACAGAGTCAGAACAGCAGATCGCGTTTTTCAACTGGTGCAGGGTGATGAGTGGCAGCGATGCGCGCCTAGGAACAATCTTCGCGGTCCCGAATGGTGGCTACAGGTCGAAGGCCACAGCTGGCCGCATGAAGTCCGAAGGACTCAAGGCTGGCGTCTGGGACATCTTTATTCCGATTCAAATGGGGCAGCACTGCGGGATGTGGATCGAAATGAAGGCTGGCAAGAACCGTCTCACGCCAGGACAGTTCGCGTTCCGAAACACGGTCGGTGACGCATACAAATGGAAGGTGTGCTATTCGTGGCACGATGCTGTGGAGGCGACGTGCGACTATCTAGGCATCGCCAGTGGCATCAACTAACAGTATTTCATTGATCTGGTCGGCGAGCTCGATGCTGTGCATCTCACAGATGAGGTACCAGATCGCTTTGAGAAGGTCGTCGTTCTTCTCTTCGTTGGGTTTAGAACCTGCGCGGAGTAGGTACTTCAAGGCATTCCCTCGTTTGAAGTCGAGACCATAGGCGTCGATTATCTCGATGGGCTGCATCGGTTGTTTGCGGTAATGTGTCGGAACCTGCTTGGACATGCAGTGATTGTAAGGGGTAAAAATGAATAGAGTTTCACAGGCTGTGACATTTTTGTCATGGCTTTTCGAGCCGTACTCTGACGGCTTCGTCGAGATTCGATGTCTGAATCAAGGACGAAATCAGATGCGCTTCTACGAGCTTCCACGAACGGTCGAAGACTGGACCGGCATCGGCGAAGCATGCGTTCAGTGGAGCGATGAAGGAAATGATGTATACGTCGGCGTGTTGCCGCGCTGGCGTAAAGGAGGAAGGGACACCGATGTTCATTCTGCTGCTGTGGTGTGGTGCGATATTGATGATCTTGCTGGTCTGGATGAGACTGCAACGCTTGCTAAGGTTACAGTCGCGGTACGCTCGGGGAAGGGTCTCCACTGCTACCGTCGACTCAAAATGGCTGGTATTGGGACTAAGCCAACAGAACAGCGAGAGTTTATACAGCTGCTCGAACGATGGATGCTCACACTCTCGAGTGCCGCTGACGTCAAGTGCAAGAACCCGTCAAGAATCCTACGAGTACCTGGAACTCTAAACTGGAAGAATCGCGAACTTCCGAGATTGGTGGAACTCGCAAAGTATCCTCCAGAAGCCTCCAGAATCGTCGAGGAGACACAGACCACGCATCCATGGGGCGATGAGTGGTCACGCCTATTGATCGCCGCCAAAGCGGGGGACCTCCCAAAGCGCGAGCGGGGCAATTGGAATCTGGGCAAGTACAAGCACGGCGACTATTTGCTGTACTGTTTCAATCACACCATCATCGGCATCGAGCAGATGCGAGGTATGGGCATGATTGCACATGCGGAAGAGTGCCGTAAACTCGTAACCACTGCGCTGGACACGCAGTCATTCTCGGACTAGGACTAAAATGGACGAACTTTCATTAGACGATCTCCGCGCCATGGTGGCCGGAGACATGGCCACGCATGCCCGTATCATCGCTCATGGTGAGCACCACTGGGACAAACTGTGGCAACCTCACCCGGCATCGGGTGGCGCCTTCGGTGGCCGTAATAACGCACTCGTGACACTGTTGGGTTTTCTCCGCGCAAAGCGCTACACCATTGACGTCGCGCAGCTTCAAGCCATCTGGTGGAGTGACACATATTGTGATCCGCCACTGGACCGCGAAGTCATCCTCGAGACAGTCGGTCGATTCTGGTCACAATGGGCAGCAGGTACTGTGCCCGATGACCTGCCTGGCGGCCAGACTCTCGCTCCCTGGGAGGTGTGGGACTGGACCCGCATGGAGGTCGAAGAACAGAAACTCGGTAAACAGTCCTGGCTGATTCCGAATGTACTCTCGACTGGCGGACTTCATTATCTTTCATCGCCACCAGGCAGTGGCAAAACGTGGGTGATGTGCGATCTTATTCGCGCCTGTTGCTTTGGTGGCAAGTGGCTCAATGAGTTCGATATTCCACAGACTCGAGTACTCTACCTCGATGAAGAGATGGGCGTCCAGAAGGTCCTAGAACGGCTGAGGAAGCTCGGAATGCGCTCGGCTGAGGGAATGGGCTACCTAAACCGCGTAGGCATCAGGTTCGACCAACCGCTTGATGTCGAGAGGATTGTCAAGCACTGTCAGTCGCAGGGTATTGGTCTGGTGCTCATCGACTCACTGGTCCGCATCCATGGCATGGATGAAAATGACAACAGCCAGATGAGGAAGTTGTATGACGCATTCAAGAAACTCCTGGACAACGGAATCACTGTCCTGATCGCTCACCACAATCGCAAGGGTGGCACTGACTCGACGGTCAAGCACGAAGGTATGCGAGGCGCTGCGGAGATTGTCGCAGCTGCTGATATGGCCTATTCGGTGGAGAAGCAGGCAAACGGCCTGTATCGGATGTATGTGACGAAGGGCCGTCTAATCAGCGATGAGGACGCCATCGATGTGACTTTTGAGATCCGCGATGAGGATGGTCTAACGAAGGTCAGGACGCTCGACGCTGGCGCAAGGAGCGAGGTCATCACACAAGAGATCCGGTCGAAGCTCATTGAGCTCATCAGTGGCGAACCAGGCATCTCACAGTCGCGCCTTGTGGAGCTGTGCGGCAGTAGGAAATCGGTCGTCGCTGCTACACTCGCGGACCTCGAAGCGAGTCGAATCGTGGCGTTTGACAAGGGTCCACGCAACGCGAAAATGTACCGTCCGACAGGTCTACTTTAGGCGATTCAGT